TAACGTCGGCAGCGAGTTTGTCAGCATCGTATTTCATGCGGTAAATATAAAACAATGTTTTCAGATTGCAAAGTAAATTGTAAAAAAACCGCCGGACAAAGCGCCCGGCGGTCAGTATGAAAATGAAGAAAAATGGCTACATCATTTCAACCTCTGACAGTTGGTCGAACAATTCGCGGGGCTTGGTTTGCAGAAAACGCTTTTCTGCTTCCTTGCAGTTTGCCACCGCCTGTTTGAAATACGAATCCTTCAACTCGATTCCGATGCCAAAGCGCCCCATCGAAACTGGAGAAAAAACCTCGCTACCTACGCCCATAAACGGGGTTAAAACGACTTCGCCGGGATTGCTGTAAAGTTCGACAATACGATCAATTACGTCCAACTGCAAGGCGTGGACGTGTTTTTCGTCATCCTCATCTCTTGCGTCACGGAACGGCAAAACGTTGTCAATTCTAATGTCGTCCCAAACCGATGAAGCGTAACGCTGCCAAATAATGTGAGAAAGTTTGTTAGTTTTCGGATCCTCATGCCCGGCATACTTGCGCTTTAGAGCCTCAAAAGAAGCGGACGTGTATGCGTCGTAAAATTCGGCAAAACTTCCCATGTGAGCAAAGTCTGATAACGGCAAACCGTATTTATCCAAATGGTCTGGGAGAAGCGGCGTTGCCCCGGCGTAGTGCGTAAGCCCGAAAGGATGGGTAACCGGAACTTCTGTTTCGCCTTTCTTTTTGAAAATTAGCATATAATCGGGCATGGCCGTAAAGCATTGCGTACTGTCCTCAACAATCAATTTGTGCATGAGGCTGCGCACCATTGTCCGCATCCGAACCTTCAATGGCTCCTTCCAAATCGTTGTGCAATTTTTGTACTGGAAACCATACTTTTCGTGCATGGCAATTATTTCGTGCCGAAAGTCCCACATATTTTCCGTTTTGCTGTCCATTATGTCGGTGCAATGCACGGCAGTTATCCGGCCCGGTTTTGTGACGCGGGCAATTTCAGCGATCAAAAATTCGTACTGCCGCAAAAACTGTTCTTTGCTTTCGCAGTTTGAAAAATCGTTTTCATGGCTGCTGTAATTATACAAACCGGCAAACGGCGGACTGTAAACCGAAAGGTCAATCGAAGCGTCTGCGATGCTTGGCAAAACGAGCATACAATCGGAGCAATAGATTGCGTAGTTGTCGGTAATAAGTTGCTCTTTAATCATTGGTTTGGTTGTTTCAAAAATGAAGGAAGTGAAATTTGTTTGTCAAAATCGCGTCTGCCAACTTCGTAACTCTTGTTTACATTGGCGTTGAGTTTGGAAAATAGTTCGCTGCTCTTTTCCGCCTTTGTTTCGAGCGATTGAATAATTCGGGTTTGGCCGTCTGATATTACCCGGTCAACGTAGACAGGTCGAGTTTGGCCGAAACGGTAAAAGCGCCGGATTGATTGGTAATACTGCTCAAAAGAGAATCCAGGGAAAAAAACGGTGTGGTTGCAATGCTGCCAATTAAGCCCGAACGCGGTAATTTTGGGCTTACTGATGAGTTTCTTTATTTGCCCTTCTGCGAACGCTAAAAGAATTTCTTCTTTCCTTTCTATCTTCATTCCACCTTTTATCTGTACGGCGTTGCTGTCTAATCTTTCTACTAAGTCGGCTTCCGGGTTGAGGTTGCACCAATAAACCGACGTATCGTGATTTCCTGCCAATTCAACAGCAGCCTCGCAACGCCCCTCAATCGTATTCCGCTGTTCGGCTTTTATCTCCGACATACTGCGGGCAACGATGTTGAAAAGTTGACCCTGCCCGTTAATAACCAATGGCTTTTCATTCTTTACCACATGATCACTCACAATAAGTTCCGGTAAAATGTGGCGTTCGTCCGAAAATCCCAGGTCAGACGGCTTGCGCATGGAAACAGACCATCCGCTAACCCATTGAAAAAATGCTTCCTGCGCGTGTCCTTTTAGCCGCCATTGCACCCCGATGTTTTGCGGGCTAATCGTATCCTCATTGTTTTTGAAAAACTTGGTGAGCATATCCATATACCCCATATATCCCAACGCTTCGCTACTTGTTCCAAGTTCAATAAAGTCGTTCGGCGAAGGGGTTGCCGTTGCGAGGTAGCGGTACTTGATTTTTCGCATAAACGACGTTACCGCCTGCTTTGTAGCACCGTCAAAGTTTTTCAAAATGCTGCTTTCGTCGCAAATTACGCAATCAAAATCCAACGGATTGAACAGGTGTAGCCGCTCGTAATTGCAGACAATTATCTTTTGTGAAAACTTCCCGTCTCGGCTGTACTCAATATCGCCGATGCCGAATTTTTCAGCCTCTTTGATAAATTGAAAAGCAACCGCCAACGGCGTAAGAATCAAAACGGGCTTGTTGGTATGGCGTACATAGTTTTCCGCTGTCACCAACTCAACAAGGGTTTTGCCTAATCCGGTATCAAGATAGATAGCGCACCGCCCCTTCTTGATTGCGTACTCGGTAACGTGCCTTTGGTAGTCAAACATACCATCGGGCATAAAAACGGGTTCAATCCCAAAATTTTGGGAACTATGCCGCTTTGATTCTAAAAACTGTTTGTAATCTTCCATTTTTCACATTTTAATTGATGCACAAAGATAAAACAATGTTTTAAATAATCGCAACACCTTTGCAAAAATAAATTTTCACCTCACCAATGCAGCCATCCTGCACGACCTTCCCGGCACTAACCCACCCCTCAAAAACCGTTTCCGCTTCCCGATCTTCGCATTTCAAGGCCCGGATAATTTCTCTTAAAAATGAAAAACGGACGGCACGGTTTAGGCGTCGGCAGGAAGTCAGGGCTGTTTCTAATTGCGCTTCGCGTGGATCGGCGGGGTTGGATTTTTTCTTGCTCATATCTTTTTTCAAATTCAGATAACTGTCGCCTTTCGTTCATTCCGGCTATTCGCCGGAACGGCGTAAGGCTTTGAGTTAACCACAATGCAATTTAAGATATTCGGCGTGTGCTTTGGCTTCGCCGTAATCGCTGAATCCGACGCGGAGCGTTCCCCAAAAATCGCGCATATTCACCATAAACACATCGTATTCCAGTTTTCTGTTTTTCGCGGTTATCCACGTTCGGCCGTTTGCGGTCTTCCGGACAAACGCCTTTTCCTTGATGTACGACAGTCCAGGCATTGACCATCGGGCTATTATTTTATTATTTATCGAGAGCCAGTCTATTGAGTGGTGGGATTCCGACAACAGGATTAATGCCCGATATTTTTCAGCGCATTTATCCCTAGTTTCCTTTTCTAAGGAGTCGAAATATTTCAATGCTTCTTGCATGATTTTGAGTTTAATTTGTGATGAACGTGGTTAACCCCGCTTTCCCGCCAAAATTCCCTAAGCGGTCAAAAGCGGGAAAGCACCAGTTATCGGCAATTTGAGTAAATGAAGTTCTGTACCTGATCTATCAGGTCACGAACATCTTCGGGGCTGAGTTTCACAGCATTTAGCCGATGTCCGCGTCGGCACTTATTAAACAGTGCTCTTTTGGCATCCTCTAATGCACAGAATACGGTCTGAAATTCGACAGTTTTACCAAGCACAGTGGGGGGGATTACGTCTGAAATTTCAAACTCATCTTCAAATTGTCGAACTCGCTTTACTTCGACATAAGGGTATTTTTCTTTCCAGTTTTCCATAAAATTTAGGTTAAAATTCAAATAACCCTGCTTGCCCGTACACCTTGCCCTAAACGGGCAACGGCGTACAAGCCACAGTTATTTCAAAATCTTGATTTCCTTCCCGGTCACGTCGTAAAGCCCACGCCGAAATTGGTTTTCTACCCTGTACCTTGTTCGCTCAAAAACAAACATTGAAACAATATCAGACAGCCCGGCCCGCTCAATTTCTTCGCTGACAAATTTCGATTTCACAGGGTAACAGGTAATCCCCGCGTCGCTGATTTCCACCGTTTTTGCCCGGTAGTTATCGCGGCCAAAGTCGCGACTGTTTTGAACGGCCCGCAAAAGGCGAATAGTGGTTTCGGGTAGGTTCATTTGTTCATTTGAGTTTTC